CAAACATTGGCGAGACGGTTCTGACTCCATTCATGGGTGTTGGTTCCGAAGTCTATCAGCCGGTCGTGATGGGCCGTAAGGCTATCGGTATCGAACTCAAGTCGAGCTACTACAAACAGGCGGTCAAGAACCTTGAGATGGCGGTCGAACTTCGGGAGCAGAAGATACAGGAGCAGCCAACATTGTTCGATGAGGTATCCTCCTGATTAAACTGAACACAACAGAACGGAGGCGATATGAGTACAGAACCAACAGGCATGATAGCTCAATCCCTGTGGCCGCACCAACAGCGTGGGATAGATCAAGCGAGAAACCTGATTGAGCGTGGCGTCAAGAACATTCTTGTAGCCTCTCCGACTGGCGGTGGTAAATCTCGCATGATTCACGAACTCACCAACGAGACCGCGCATGGTGTGGCGGTGTTCTCTGTTCGTCGAATGCTGACTGAGCAGTTATATAAAGGGTTCGAGTCTGCTGGTATTCCTGCGGGTGTTCGTGCGGCTGGGTATGCGGAATGGAAGAACACGCAGGCTAAGGTGCAAATCACGTCCATGCAAACTGAGGGGAGTCGCTGGGAGTCTGGGCAGTGGTCTCTGCCTTATGCCGATCTGGTTGAAGTGGACGAAGCACACTTACAGAAAGCGGGGGTCGCTTGCAAGGTGTTTGAGCATTATCAAGACAGTGGTGCTGTAAGAATTGGGTTTACCGCCACACCACTAGGAATCTCGCACCTGTACGACGAATTGATTGTTGCGGGTACGAACTCGGAATTGCGGGAGACAGGGGCGCACTTGCCATGCCTGGTTTATGCACCATCCGAGATTGATACTTCGTCAGTTGAGAAGGTAGTGACGGGAGAAGACTTCACGGCTGGGCAGATTAAAAGGATATGGTCACAGGCCATCTATGGAAATGTCGTTGAGCATTATCAAAACTTGAATCCAGAACAGAAGCCCGCACTCTTAATGGCTCCTGGAACTGCTGAGGCGGTGTTCTTTGCAAAAGCATTCGAGTCGGCGGGCATTCCAGCGGCAAGTGTAGACGGTAAAGAAATCTGGTATCGCGGCGAGCGAATGAAGGCCAACCGAAAGAACAGAGAGATGGTCAACGATGCTTTACGGACTGGAGAGATTAAGGTTATCTGCAATCGGTTCGTCTATCGTGAGGCGGTTGATATCCCTGAACTATATCACCTTATTCTTGCCACGCCGATTGGTTCAATTCTGTCCTACATTCAAACGGTCGGGCGAGTGCTTCGGAATCACCCAAGCCTTGATCATGTCATCGTGCAGGACCACGGCGGTTCTTGGTGGCGTCATGGTTCACCGAACCAAAATAGAGACTGGGAAAACTACTGGCGTGAGAGTCCAACGCTAATGACTCGTGAGCGTGCGGAACAATTTATCAACGCTAAGAGTGACCCCGAAAATAACACCCCAGAACCAATCTGCTGCCCGAAGTGTACGACAATCCGTAGCGGGGGGATTAGTTGTCATGCGTGTGGCTATCAGGCAACCCGCTCAGTGCGACCTGTGATTCAGCGTGATGGTCGGTTGACTGAGAAGACCGGCGACATATTCAATAAGCGTAGACAGGCTCCTGACAAACCAGACTTAGTGAAGGACTGGGTTGCAACCGTGATGCGGTGTAAGAACTCTGGCCGCACGTTCGCTCAGGCTCGTGGCTTGTTTGCCTACGAGCATTATGGGATGCACCCGTCAAGCGAATGGGAGTATTACCCCAAGAAAGAACGTGACTTGTTTCGTTATGTCAAAGACGTTCCGAGGGAGGCATTGAAATGAGTATTGAAACCGCTATCAACGATCTTCGTAATGGGTATGGAAATGAAATTACCCCCAAGCAACTCAAGGAACGTCACGATCTCAGCAACGACGACCTAAAGGAAATCTGTCAACAGAATCCTGATATCACAGTTCTGATGCACGTTCGCCGTCCACCTGCCCCCAAACCAACAGAGCCGGGCCTGAAACCGAGTTGGAGCATGGAACAGGTCTGCGAACGAATGAGTGTTAAGAGTTTCATGGCAGTCATGGTTCGTTCGTTCGAGGCCAATCTACGGAACATGGTCGCGACACTTGGCGACATGCTGAACGAATCGGATCTGCCTGAATGTCACATGGATATCCCAGAAGATATATGCAAGCTGGGCTGGGATGAGTGGCCTGCGTTCCATGCCAGGGCGCACGTTAAGCGAGTTGGGGGGCAATACAAATTTGAAGTCCTTGGCGAGTGGGACACACACAAGCAAGAGGCGCACGAAGAATGAAAAGGTCACGACTGAAGCGTAAGACACCATTGAAACGCAAGCCATTTAACAGAAAGAAACCTAATGGAACGAGAGCGAAATCCACTAACATTCGTGACGCATATCTCAGGGCGAATCCAGTCTGTGAGTGGCGTTGTGGAAGTAAAGCCTGCGAGGTCCATCACATTGTGGCGAAGGCGGGAGGAAGCTACGAGACCACGGAAAATTATATCTCAACATGCAGGTCGTGTCATGAAAAATGCCATGCCAATAACCTTAGACAAAGAGCGATAGAAATTAAAGTTTCAAAGGGAGAATGGTTTGAATCAGAAGACGAAGAACGGGCGTATTTTGGAAGACTCTTTAGGGGCTGTTCGCAGTGCTGAGAGTCATGGAATGACCAAGACTAAGGCCTATCGGGCGTGGATTGACATGAGGAATCGATGCTACAAAATAAGCTCTCCCAGGTTTCCAGTCTACGGTGGCCGGGGGATTAGAGTCTGCGAGCGTTGGAAGCATTCGTTTAACAATTTCTACAAGGATATGGGAGAACCACCAAACGGGACATCAATTGAGCGGCTAGATAATGATGGAGACTACGGGCCTGATAATTGCGTATGGGCGACATGGAGAGAGCAATATAGAAATCGCAGTACAAACGTTGTTATCGAGTACGAAGGTAGGAAGATGCCACTGTGCGACTGGGCAGAAGAAATAGGGATGCCTCACGGAGTATTGAGGTCGAGAATCAGGAGGGGATGGTCCATAGACAGAGCCTTTAACCAGCCTATTGGAAAACCAAGAGGCATACACACTAAGAAAGAAGATTGATATGAGCGGTTACGAAGACAAGCCAGGTGACGTTGTGATTTTTCGGAACGACAAAGCAACGCCAGAAAACAAGCAGCCTGAATACAACGGGACTGTGATTAACCAGCAAGGCGAGAAGTGCAATATCGGCTTGTGGGTTCGAGAGTCGTCAAAGACAGGAAAGAAGTTCTTTTCTGGTCGCATGGAGTTTGAGCCTTGGAACCAGGAACGTCCTGAGACCAACCAACCAGCACCAGACGAAGACGTACCATTTTAAGGAGAGACGCGATGACTGAGGAAGAGAAAGCACTAATCTGGACCATAGGCACAGTCGAGCATTTGATTGACGATGGCATTATGGAAGGCCCAAAGATGATGACCGCTAAAGGCTGGTTGATCTACGAGCAGTTAATCGAGGAGGACTACCAGCCGACCGACGAACAGATGGGTAGGAGCATGGATACAGTCATGGCCTATCAAACTGAAGAGTACGAGAAAGCGGTGATTGAGAGTAATTAACTGGTTTTGGGGTTGCGGAATTTAATTGAGATTGGATAATTGATTTTGTTCACGCCATTGCTAATACTGAGAATGCCCACGTTTCTGGGGTCGTCAGTATTGGCGGCGTGAACACCCGGAGGCGTGGGCTTTTTCTTTGCCTATGCTGACGGCACAACTAATACGACATCCCAGACTGCATGGAATGCGTTTCCCGTCTGGGCGGTGGCTCGCCTGCTAACAGAGTATCCCGTTGTTGGAGTGGTTCGATACTGGCCAACACGCAGTAATGCGAGGGCGTCTTGTCAGAGAGTAGGCACAAAGACGTTAAACAATCAGTCCTGCTAGGTGCTGATACCTATACTCAACCTTTGGAGTTCGCGTATTTCATCGTTTCCTGTGTTTCGGCACAGGGGCGGTGTGTCCCTAGCCTAACCTTTGGAGAGTGCGAATGCTTCGTTATAAACTACTAACAACAGAAGGGAGTGAGTAATGAGTGACTACATAAATTGGGACGCACTGAAAGCAGAGATTACGAAAGCCTTCATGCGTGCAGAGGTAACAAAGTGGTCAGAGGTTGCAGAGAAGACCGACATTGAATGGCTAAAACTTCGCAACGTGGGAACACACACGGTTAAGGGGATTCACGAAGAGTTGAGATCTCGTGGGTACGGCCAGGTTAATCATAGCGGGGAGTGGGTGAAGGAATCAGAGTCGCCTTCTGTTGATTTGCCTGTGTCTCTCCGAGATTACTTCGCAGCAGCAGCGTTGCAGGGGATGTTGTCTAATCCTGATACTGTTTTCTTGATTACTGGTTATGTAACTGAGGCATACAAGGTAGCCGACGCCATGATGAAAGAAAGAAATCAATGATCAATCATGAGCGGACCAAACGGCGAGAAGTGCGGCGAGTTCAAGAAACGGGAGAGCAACGATGGGCATTAAAGCGATACGAGAACGGGTCAAGGGATTAAGCGGGTACAGCCTAGCAGAACCGGAGCCAATCACAAGTTTTGAGTACGCCAGCGACTGTGCCCTCCTCCTCGACCTCGTTGAGCGGCTGGGGGAAGCGTTGGAAGAGTGCTACAACGCCGTTCAGAAATCAAACGCCCACTTACCAAGTGGCGATGAGTCGGAAGTTGAAGCACTACTCAAAGAACTGGAGCCAACGGAATGACTGACAAGCAAATATTCATAGGCATTGATCCGGGAAACAGTGGAAGCATTGCGGTTATCGACGACTCGACAGGCACGGTCGATTTCATGAAGTGCAAAGAGACGGAGTCTGACCTGTTCAGATTCTTGTCTGATGAGATTTGCGATTGCCCGGCAACTCTCAATATGTTTGGGTTTGCCCTGATCGAGAGGGTTTCGTCAATGCCCGGTCAAGGGGTTTCATCGACATTCAAGTTCGGTCAGTCCTACGGGTTTCTGAGAGGCATCTTGATTGCTTCGGGTATCCCATTCGAGGAGGTCACACCGCAGAAATGGCAGAAGGTATTCGGGCTGATTCGCAAGAGTAAAGCAGAGTCGAACACGGACAAGAAGAACCGGCACAAGGCGAAGGCTCAGCAGTTGTTTCCGAGCGTGAAGATTACTCACGCAAATGCGGACGCCCTGCTGATCGCAGAGTATTGCCGACGAACTAAACAACAAACCAGAGAGGGGGAGTGATGAACGAAGAGCATTCACAAATAGCATCACAAGCATTTTGTTACGCGGTTGACCAAATCAGGAATCAGGTTGAAATATTGATATGCAAAATCGACCGCCCGAGCGTCATCTATCGTCCGAAGCTATCGCTCGACGGTAATTATTGGATTGCCTTATACGGCGACAATATCCAAGAAGGCGTTGTTGGGCTTGGCGAATCTCCCGACGAGGCCATGTTTCACTTCGATAAGGAGTGGGAAAAGAGAATTAAAGCGAAAGGAACGCCATGATAGACGCATCGAAGATTGCAGCAGGCGATTGGGTATTCAACAACGTCAGATGGGCTCGCGTTGAGGACGTGAATCACGACAGCGTATTTTACGAGCCGAGTCTGGTTTGCAAGAAGACCAGCATCACAGCCCACCGTCCGAAGTCTGGGCCGTTCAAGGTTGGGGATCAGGTCATAACTCGACTTGTGCCAGTCTCCGAGCAAACAATCAAACGCATTGACGGACTCAGATGTTTTTTCGATGAAAGAGCATGGCTGTACGAAGAAGAAATTGATCTTGTCAAGCCGGTGGAGGCGATTGAAGCGGAGCGAACCCAACAACAGAAAGGCGAGCCGATGACTGAGCGAATGACAGACGAAGACATCGAAGGTTACCAGACTGACGTAAGAAGGGGAGTCGGCTTGACTCTTTTTGAATCAGACAAAATCCTGACCGCCCTGAAAGCGGAGCGGGCTGAGTGCGAGCGGTTGCGGGCAGAAAACGATGCTCTCGTCTCCTGCCTGACGGTGAGGGTGGCGAGAAAGGAACCAGCGATGACTGAGCGAATCGTATTGAAGCCTGACCCGGAGTTCCTCAAGTTCCTGAAACTCGCTGCGAAAGAATACGCCAAATTCCCCGCTTGGAAGAAAGGCATCCTGGAATCACAAGCAAAACCGTGGAAGGAGAAATATCGTGACTGAGCGAATGACAGACGAGCGGATTGCGGAGAGGAGTGCGTTTGAGAAAGCGCTACTTGAGACTCCAACTGATGAATGGACTGGGGTGCTTGAAATGTACGGTTATCGAGTAACGCCGATTCCCAAACCCAAACGGGAGATCACGATTGCCGATCTGCCGACGCTGGATGGTGGGCAGTGGAAGTATAGTAACAGCTTCGATTACCTAACTATGGATTTCAATGCTGATAATCTCACCTGGCGTAATGGAGACGCATCCCAAGTTCATGCTGACCTCAAGGAACTGGCCCGACAGATGATAGAGTCGGGTGAGTTCGGGGATGAGGTGCGGGTGGCGTTGGAAGACACACGAACAGAAGGGAATTTGCGATGAGTGACTTTGATCATAGACTCACTGGCAAAATCAACAGAGAGTTTCGGACGAGTACCTCAGTGGTGGATTGGTAAGGAACTGAAAAAGGAGGACCGACGTGGAGAAGAAAAGAAGAAAGAGGAAGAGAAAAAAGGTTGATGGGGAAAAGAGAGTGGGGGTTAATTTTATTCCCCGTAAGAGACGAGGCAAAGCACAGGTAACTGTGGAATGCTCGAACCATCTCAAAGACCTCTTCAAAGCTAAGTGTGCTCGAAGGGGGTTCTCTATGTCTGCAAAAATCATCCAGTACATGGAGGAGTACGTTTCAGACGAAGTGATATAAAAACAAAGGGAGCCGAGATGATGACAAATGATTACGAAAAATGCCAACGGTGCGAAAGCCCCCAATGGGTACAAGCGAACTAACAGGCGAGCAGTTCGAGGATGTTCTTAGAATGAGGGAGGGGCCATCGGATGAGATTTGAAAACTTACTAGATGATTATGGAACTGAGTATTACTCTGAAGGAGGACACCACCATGCGAGGGCAGGATGGATACAAATGGACTGCCCTCGATGCTCACCGGGGTCCCAAAGCTACCGTCTGGGATATAATATCGCAGGAGTGTACTTCAACTGCTGGGTTTGCGGAAGACTCCCTGTTCCAGAAGCGGTTTCGGGTGTTCTCGGAGTCAAGTGGGCCTCTGTCCGGGACTCTTTCAGGGAGATCAAATCGAACGAAGGGGAGGCGTGGAGTAGGGCAACAGGCAAGCTCGTTTTGCCTGAATTCCGATCCGAGCTTCTTCCCGCTCATCGGCATTACTTGGAAGAGAGAGGATTCGACCCCGATCACCTTCAAGAAACTTGGCATCTCCAAGGAATCGGAATCTCTGATCAACTAAGTTGGCGAATCTTCATCCCTATTAGATTCCGTGGAAAAACAGTTTCATGGACGACTCGATCAATTGACCCTCACGCCTCTTTACGATACATTGCTGCTGGCGAAGGGGAAGAAAGAATACCTCGGGGATCATTACTTTACGGCGAGGACTACTGTACATCATCTGTCATTGTCCATGAGGGTCCTTCCGATGTCTGGGCTACTGGTCCCGGAGCAGTCGCCACACTGGGACTCTCCTACACTCAGGAACAGGTCATACGGATATCAAGATTTCCTCGACGGATCGTGTGCTTCGACAACGAGCCTGACGCACAAGAGCGAGCCGATAAGCTCTGCCGAAATCTTAGATTCTATTCGGGAACTACAATCAATTTCAGATTCGATGAAGAAGGAACAGATGCGGGTTCTGCGGGAGACCGCGAAATCAATCAACTTCGTAAGCTACTGGATGGATGAACCCTATGAGCGACCAGCAAAGTACAAGACTCCTGAAAGATGGCTCCGTGGTAATTGGGGTCCGTCTCCTCACGTTGGCGTCAAAGCATCGTATGTCGGACAAGGAACTTTTCTTCCTTCTTTATTTGTATCTGAAGACGGAGATGAAACTAGGGAAACCCACAGTGATACAATCAATGAGGGCTCTGGCGAAGCAGTTCAACGTAGCAGTCCCAGCTTTGAAAGTGAAGCTGAAGAAACTGGAGGAACAGGAGATTATCCAGATCAAGCCTAATGGGCATAAAGGTCTGAATCGATTAGTTTTTCGTGAGAAACTATGATGGCAATATTGAAAGACCTTCTGTATGAACTCGTACCCGCGAGATTGATATGGGTCTTTCGCTCAATGCTGAGGCAGAGGGCGAAGCATCCCACTGAGATCGGATGGTACATGGTGGATACGAATGCCGTGATGAAGGAGACGGGTTACAAGACCCGGAAGTCGGTTGACGACTCGATGGAGAAGCTGGTCGAGTACAAGTACCTGAAGAAAAAGATACACATCGAAAAGGGACCTAAGAAAGTGGTTGTCCGAGGGGGCCGCACAAGGCTGTTCAAGTTCAACCCGAAGCTGGTGAAAGAAATGAAAGAATCAGGGGTTGTCAAATGATAGAACATGAAAAGAACTGGGTGGACGAGACAGTAGAGGGAACCCCCTTCTCCCACTTCCAGAATAAAATCGATTACAACTACTCGATGTCTCGTGAAATGTTCACGGTCAAAGACATCGCTCTGAGATTCTATCAGACTGGAAAGATAAACTCTCGGAGATTTTTGCTCTTGTGTCTGCTCTTGTCGTATTTGGAGCCTAAAGGGTTCCGAGCATCGAACGAGTGGATTCGTTACATGTTGAAGTACGACTCCGAGGAGAAACTTGAGGCCGATTTGGTGTGGATGTGCAGCAAGGGGATAGTAGGATTCCACCTCGATTCTCAGGGAGTCCGATGGATCGGCGTGAACTGTGCTCGACTGGATAAACTGATTGACAAGTTCGGTGACAAACCAGCGATGGACCTTATCGAAGATTATGAGAGAGGTCAGTCCTATGAGTAAACAAATCAACGTCAGCTTATATGTTATCGATCACTTCATCCAGTACGTCCAAAATAAAACTATCACTCTGACGGACTGTCTGATACTGTCATACATCTGGCAGTTCTCGATCCGAGATAAACCCTGCTATGCTCGTAACAAATCGATTGCCGAGAAGATCGGGGCCAGTCCTCGGACGATTGAAAAGAACATCCAGAAGCTAGTGGACAAAGGTTTTCTGCGGAAAAACCGGGTTAAGAATCTGACCCAAAGAGAGATATACATAGCGTGGGAGTCGTTTGATATCGATCCTTCCACAGATCTGGACTACTACAAACAGAAGTACACAAAGGACACCGGGGATCAAACATGGTACAGCAAGAAGGATGCCGACCAATCGACCTCGAACGAGAACCAAAGCACCTCCCCCTCAAAGGACAAAAACAACTCTTCAACTGGGTCGAACTCTTCTTCACAAGACCATACCGCACAATCAGACTCGGGGGACGAAAATCAACCTTCAGAAAGTACGTCAATGACAGGGACTTCCTCACTTACTTCCTCATCATCGACGACCCCCACAAAGAATCTGTCCCCTCTGAATGGACTCTCCAAGGGGTTGACCAATGGCACTCCGGCAACTTCAGCCCACTTTTTCCAAAAGTGTTCAACAGTTCTTTACACTTCCCTGCCTCATCGCATCAAATCGGCTCGGGGGGCGAAAGTGTCAACGTGGGACCAGCATTTCCGCAAGTTGCACGAAGTGGACGGAGTCCCGAAGAAGACAATCAAGAAAGTGCTGAAGTGGTATGTGAGAGTTCAGACGAACAAGTTCATCCCGTCAGCCCCAACAGCGGAGAAGTTTCGGAAGAAGTTCGACGACATAGTTCTGGCTTACGAGAGGAACAACGGAGAACACCCCTCCGATTCAACCGCATCTGGGACCACTTTGAAGAAGTCTGGGAATTCCTCCAGCAAAAACGCAAAAAGAGTTCTGAAGAGACTACAGACAACTGAGAATCCGATCTATGATGAAGACCTGATCCCGTTTGTCGAAGAGGCTCTGGAGAATTACGAAAAACTGAAGGAGGAGCTGCCCGGTTTTGAGAAAGCAATTGAGAACACTTGGGCCGGTCCCACTGACTTTGCACACACTTGGTTCCGTTACTGGTTGGATCGTTACGCCAACTGGGATCAGTGGTCGAAAGAAGCGACTACTTTGAGATGCAAGTGGAAGTCTGACAAGTTCTGCGACTGGGTTGAAATGAAACTGAAAGGGTACACCGACCGGAAAGTGAGATGGAAACGATGAAATGGAAGACGAAGTTGATCGATGCGGTCGAAGTCAGCAAGAAGTCATTGTTCATTGAGGGAATGGTCTTCTACAATCCTTACCGGGGATTGTACGGACAAGGGACAGGGAAGACCCCGATGGTCTCAGAAGACAACTATGTTGAAGTGATGATCGGAAATGACATAGGGGGAAATGTTTCCATGAAGCAGTGGTGGGGGATCCCTGAAATCAAAGTGGTGAGACAGCAACCTCTGGAAAAGAAAAGGAAGTCGTGAAGTGGTTGATTATCCAAAAGACGAAAGATATTCCCCCGCTTGGTGGTTCAAGACAATGGGCCTCACATTCGATATGGATGTGTGCGATCCTTATGCGTGGAAGAAATTACCCGGCTATGCTGTCCCTGCCAAAAATCATCTGACCCAGCGAGACGGTGGTTTGAGGACAGCATGGTCGGGACTTGTCTGGATGAATCCCCCATTCGGAGGAAGGAATGACATAGTGCCTTGGCTGGAGAAGTTCGTCGAGCACGGGAACGGAGTGGGATGCTGCTGGGGTCGCACAGCCTCTGGGTGGTTTCAGGACTTTATGCCCCAGATGCAACGACTGGTATTCCTCCGAAACAAAAAGCAGTTCGTGTATCCCAACGGTGAGCTTTGTGGGTGTGCGAAAGACGGAGTCGTTCTGTTTGCCAAAGGGATAAAGGGGGTGACATCTCTGGGAGAGTTCTCTCAGTACGGACTAATCACAAACATAGTGGAAAGACACCCCTAATGGGAACAGTGACAACATATAACGGAACATCGGAACGTCAGGTACTTATCGCTCTGATCACGAGCGGGAATATCTGTGCGAGAGTTGCCGACAAGATCCAGAAAGATTCTTTCAACAACCCCGCTGCCGACTTAGTGGCGAAGTGGTCCATCGCATACTATCAGCACTACTCAGAACCTATTCGAGAAAACATCGAAGTCAAGTTCGAGAAGTGGGCTGAGACCTCTAAGAACAAGAACCTCGTTGAAGATGTCGAGAACATCCTTGTTGATCTATCTGAGGAGTACGAGAATGACATTCAGAATGATCAGTTTGTCCTTGATGAGATCGACAAGTTTCTTAAAGACACCGCTCTGATAAGACTGACCGAAGAGATCAAAAACGATTGCTCGGATCAGGATTACACAACAGCTCTCTCACGGATCTCTACGTTCCAAACAGTGGATGTATCCGAGTCATCAGGGGTCGACCTGTTCCACGATTCATCTGCTATCGAGGAGGCTTTTAACACTACGTCTGAAAGTCTAATCACAATGCCCGGAGAACTTGGGAGCACTCTGTTCTTTGGGGACAACCTCTGCCGGGACGCCTTTGTGTCTCTGATTGCTCCCGAGAAAAGAGGAAAGTCCTTTTGGCTGATCGATCTCGCGTGGAGAGCGGTCCTCCAGAGCCGTAAAGTGGCATTCTTTTCAGTGGGGGATATGTCCCAGAACCAAGTCATCATGAGGTTCTCTCAGCGAGCGGCTAACCGCCCCTACAAGCCGAAGACGATCAAGTACCCTGTTTCAATGGAAATGCCGGAGGAGAAGGGAGACCTGCCCAAAATGAAGTGGGAGCCGAGAGAGTTCTCGGATTACTTGGAACCTGCCGAAGCTGTGAAGAGGATGAAGCGTATCCTCAAGAAAAAGGTGAGGGGGAATAAAAACCCACTGAAGATCTCATCTCATCCCGCGAGCACTTTATCTGTTGCTGGAATGAGATCGATCCTGCAAAATTGGGCGAGACAGGGGTGGGTTGCCGATGTGGTTGTGATTGATTACGCTGACATCCTAGCTCCCCCTTCCGGGATAGCCGATACTCGGGATCAAATCAATATGACGTGGAAGAAGCTGAGAGCTTTGTCACAGGAATTCCACAACCTTGTCATCACAGCCACACAAGCGGACGCAAATTCATACGGAAGTCGATTGATTCGACGACAAAACTTCTCAGAGGACAAGAGAAAACTGGCTCACGTCACCTTCATGATGGGTCTGAACCAGACAGAGGAAGAGAAAGAAATCGGGGTGTACCGATTGAACACAATCGCATCGCGGGAAGAGTTCTATTCAGAGAATTACGAAGTCTATACAGCTTCCTGTCTGGATGTGTGCAAACCTGCCATTTTGAACGCAAGAGGATAAGATGAACGAGCAAAACGAGGACTGGGGTATGGATGATCGGGCCGAAATGACGAAGGATCAGCTTCAGACGACTTACACGGAAGCTCCCGGAGAGATGTGTGAAGAATCATTGGACATGATCTTCGACTCCCTGAACTTGCTGGGAGGTGTGACTGCGGAGCTACAGTACAACAACGAAGACGAAGAAGGACGAAAACAGATAGGTCGCGAGGCTTTCATGGAGTGCCATCAAAAGAACGTGGAGGATGCTGCAATATGTATCACGGCTGGTCTTGTGGGATTCAGTTACGACCCCGAAGGGGTGATGAACCAAATTCTCAAAGACCTCGGACAAATGAGAGGTAAACCTTACCTTTACAAGTTCTGAGTTACCCTTTCACCCTACTTTCGATATAGTGCTACCTAAGAACGGAGCAGCAAAATGAGTTTTGATGTCGCAGATATTCTGAATCTCCTGTTGAAGCTGGGTGTTGACCGCCCCGCTGAATTGACAAGTCGGAACCTCAAGAAAACAATCCGAACGATCAAATTCAGCAAGAGCAGCTACGAGAAAATCAAAGATGACGCAGTGCTCGAAGCTATCTTTCGCCTGTTGCTTGATTGCAAGAAGAAGAAACTGAGATACAAACTCCGTGGTGCTCTACCTAACTCGAAAAAGAAAAGTAATACCACAAAAAAGAAGGATAAAGCAAATGAAAGCCTAAAGCCATCCCGTGAGATGGGAAGCGACGAAAAATCCAAACAAACGGTGGTTGCGTCCATTATCGAGTTTCTGGGGGAGGGGACTCCCGAGAAACCTGTACAAAAAGAAGATGTCCTCGGGAGACTGGCAGAACGATTCCCTGAAAAAGACGAACAGTCTATCCAGAACACGTTCGGTACACTCGTGCCGGGACGGTTGTGGGAACTAAAGGAAATCGAAGTGATCAAATCGCCTCGCGGCTATTGGATTCACAACTAACAGTCTTCCCCTGCCCCGTTCGTCTAGTGGTAGGACCCCAGATTTTCGTTCTGGTAACATCGGTTCGACTCCGGTACGGGGTGTTTTGTTTATTGACAGGGAAGTTCCATCCCCCTAATATGACACAATCATGTCTTATTGGTCGGGGGAGGTCGAGAACTTTCTGCCCTTTTGAACTCCCTCTCCCGACTTTCTAAAGGAAAGACATGAAGAAGAAAAGAGAAGTGCATTACGCAGAGCTGACGGGCAAAATTCACAACATCGCTAAGATTGTGAGCAGTGCGTCCCAGCCCAAAGATTACGTCATCTCAATCTATGCTCACAACCCCGTCGATCACTACCTCGCTTTGATCATGATGCAGGTCCTGACTTTGATGAAGAGGACAAGCCTCATCGTGGCGAATCCCGAGGAAGCGGACGTGGCTGTGTTGATGTTCCAAAAGAGTGGGGACATCTCTCAAGTGATGGGTCGCAACCCTCGCATATTCCTGTCCACAATGTACAACCAAAAACAATCCGAACAGTTCGATTTCCTGCTTCCTTGGGATCGTAAGCTCGGTGACTATTCTTTAGTAGACCCTAACCAAAACGGAGGTGAAGATGTTAGTGCTGTCGCGGAAAAAAGCTGAACGAATTTTCCTTGCAAACGGCAAGATCAAGATCATGGTGTTGGACATTCGGGGGGATTCCGTTCGGATTGGAATTGACGCTCCGAAGGATATTGACATCCACCGTGAGGAGGTGTTCGACCTCATCCAAAAGGAAGGGTCCAACAAACAACAGAAAGAAGATTGAGCAATGCCGAAAAACATCAGAAAGATGAGCCGGTTGAAAGTGCTTCGGAAGCTCGATTCGATCAAGGCAGGGGTGGAGAGGAGGGACACAGTCCCTCAGTCTTCCATGTTCATATTTCAGGGAGGATACGCCTACTCCTGCAATGAGAATGTGATCTGCCGAGTACAACTCGATCTGGGGGTGGAGGGGGCTATTTCAGCCACACCCCTAATCGAAATACTATCCAAGTATGACGATGACAAGATGAGCACTTACGTTGAAAATGGTGTCTTTGTGATGTCCATTGGGGGCAACAGCAGACTCCGCATGAACATTGAAGAAGAGATCATTGCTCCTGTGGAGACTTTCAAATTCCCAGAGAAGTTCAACAAAGTACCTCGCGGGTTCCCGGACATGATCCGGGGAGTCAAGAATTGTGTGGGGAAAGACATTGAAGCTCCCCTCACAATGATGGTGCATGTCACACCCAAGTACATGGAGTCCTGCAATCTTTTCAGCTTGTGTCGAGCAGATACAAAACTGAGCAAGGTGGGTGACTTCCTGATCAAAGGTGAGGCTTTAGTTCCTGTCGCTCAAATCAACCCAGTGGGTCAACGAGCAACAAAGGACTGGTGGTATTTCCAATCGGATACGGGTGCTATTTATGGTGCTCGCATCAACCGATCCACTGAGGAGTACCCAGACCTCGACCCCCTTTTACACAAAGAGGGGGTCGATCTGAACATCCCGAAGTCAGTCAAAGAAGTTTGTGAAAGAATGGATGTCTTTTGTTCCGAGAACGAAGACGACCAAATTGACGTGAGTGTTGGTGGCAACACAGGGGGTAATTTCAAGATGAGAGCAACCGGGCATTCCGGTTCCTTGTTCGAGGGTTACTGGATCAAGTACGAGGGGGATCTTAAGAGGTTCCGAGTCTCCTCAGATGTTTTGAAGCACATTGTGACAAACTCATCGAAGTGCCTTATCAGTGATTCAGCAATCACAATGACCCTTCCTAATCTCACCTATGTTTCCGCTTTACAAGTCGCAGACCAAGGAGACGACACAGATGGTTAAACTCAACGAGTTGAGAGACGGTACTATTTTCAAAGAGAAGGATGTATTCTACGTTGCCGAAAGAGGAAGACTGACAGACGAGAATGGAGTGGAGCGACGGGAGGTATGGGCCATCGGTGATTGCACATACGGGGTGGGTAGTGTTTTTCGACCCTGTCTCAAACCCAGATCGAACTACATGGACTCCAATTGGCTTGTCCAACCCATAACATTGCTCATTGCAGGAACACTATGAAAACTGGATTTTTCAAGAAGTCAGAAATGACTCAAAAATCGAAGGACCGGATCCTGCCTCTCTGTGGTAAGTGCAAGTTTCACAAGACCTGTGAGACCCCCTTTATGAAACCAGTAGGGGAGGGACGAAAGGGCATCCTTATCGTGGGGCCTTCCCCTACTCCTGTCGAAGACTTCAAAGGTAGTTTCTGGTCTGAGTGGGACTCCGAGAACAAGATCGAGTCCGCTCTGTCTCGCTCGGGAATTGACCCTATGCAGGATTGCTGGTACACGGGGGCTGTGATCTGCAAACCACACAAAGGGGTTGTCCAAAAGAAACATGCAGACTATTGCAAGCCTCATCTGAAAAACACAATTGACAGGCTCAAACCAAAAGTAATTATCAGCTTAGGTCAAATCGCATCCAACTCAGTCACCTCTTTCAGTTGGCAGTCCCCTTTCCGTCAACTGGAGAGGTGGGTGGGTTTCAACATCCCGGACAGAACAGTGGGGTCGTGGATTTGTCCGACTTACGACAATCGCTGGTTCAAAGACAATGGTTACTCTCTGAAGTATTCGGAGAAACTACTCAGTCAGCACATTAACAAAGCAATCAGTCTGTCCCGACAACCCCTGCCCGAAGAGGTGGACTACAAGTCTCAGATTGAAATCATCCGGGATCCGAACAAAGCTGCAAAGGCTATTCGACACTACACAAAAAAAGCAACTGTAGCTGCGTTTGACTACGAGACCAACTGCCTCAACCCTCGACTTCCGCTGGCTCGTATCCTGTCCTGTGCGATCTGTTTCAATGGGAAGAAGACAATCTCATACCCGATGGTCGGAGAAGCAAGGCGAGCCACACGGGAGTTCCTGCGGAGTCCTGTGGAAAAGATAGCGACGAACATGAAGTTTGAGGAGCAGTGGGGTCGCAGACTACTGAAGACCCGTACACGTAACTGGCTGTGGGACACGATGCTCGCTGCTCACTGGATGGACTGTCGGACAGGGGTGACATCTATCAAGTTTCAAGCCTACGTTGTGTTAGGTTTTGGGACTTATAACGATAAGATAGGGAGCCTGATAAAAGGACCTACAAACGGGTACAACAATCTCGCCCAAGACGTTTCTTTACACGATCTGTTGGAGTACAACGGACTCGACTCATTGCTGGAGTATCAGGTAGGTCTCTGGCAAATGCAAAAAACAAACTACCTGCAAGGAGCCTAACTGTGGACTTTCAAGAAAGAGCAGCAATCCTCGAAAATCAGGTTCCTCTCCTGTGGCCGGATGAGGATGTCCGAAAAGAACTCGAACAGAAGATTTTCGATCTCGCAGCAGATGCTGTGTCAGACAATTTTGACAAGCTCGTCGATGATCATAAAATCGACGATGAGGGTATGGATTCAAGACTCAAAGAAGCAATGATGCAATTTGCCGCTCTCCGAGTGGTGGAGGACTTCCAAGAGAACCATCGTCCTGTAATTTACCGGATGTTCGAGATTCTTTTCAATAAAACCACTAAAACTTGTCGGACATCCTGCTCAAGCCCAAACGAGAGCAACACCTGCAAATCGAAGGAAAACTGCAAAGGGGACCCCCTCGGCCAGTGAGATGGCGAAACTAAGAGCGAAGGGAGGCAGTTCAATTGGCAGAACACCGCTAGTGCCACTGGAGTAGATGTAGGTTCGAGTCCTGCCCTCCCTTTTTATTAAGGAACATTATGAAGATCATACCGGAACCAGAAGCATACGACCTGTTGCATCAGGGGGCATTAGCTCTCGCGACTGTTGCAGACAACGGAATGCCTCTGGACATGGATTACATCAACCGGATGATCCCTAAGCTGGAGAAGTCCATTGAGAGCCACGAGAGCTGGTTAAAGGACGACGAGCACTGGAGAGCTTGGACCAAAGAATTTGGAAGCAAGTCCAAGCTCAACAGCAATCCACAACTAACCCACGTCCTGTATGACGTGTTCGGTTACGATCCTCCCGAAGACCAAACGGATGCCGGGCAAGACAAGTCGGATGCCGACTCGTTGCTCGACATTGGGGAGCAGTGGACTGACACCTACGTCCAGTGGAAGTATAGGATGAAGTGTCGGGATATTCTGGCAAACCTGAAGGTCTACGAAGTAAACGGTCGAGTGCATCCAAGTTTCAATCTAAACATCGCACGCTCTTACCGTTCCTCTTGTTCAGACCCGAACTTGCAAAATATCCCGACACGGAATCCGTTTCACGCCAAGATGATCAGACAGGCTTTCGTCCCCCACAAGGATTACCACATTGTCGAGATCGACTTCTCGGGTGTGGAAGTGACCGTAGCGGCTTGCTACCACAAAGACCCGACGATGATCGAGTACCTGCTGGACCCTGCGAAAGACATGCACAGGGACATGGCTGCTCAGATCTTCAAGTGCGATCCGAATCAAGTTGAAAAAGAAGTCAGGTACATCGGCAAGAACGGATTCGTATTCCCAGAGTTCTACGGGTCTTACTACATCGACCGAGCTAAGGCTCTTTGGAAGATGTCCACCATGCCCGGAGCGTCTATTGAAGGGGTCAGTCCACAGGAATGGTTGGGTCGTCACGGAATCACTGAGAGAGGAATCTGTAAGTCTGGGTCCGATCCTGTTCCGGGGACTATGGAGGAGCACGTCAAGGAAGTCGAGAGTGACTTCTGGGATAACCGCTTCGGAGTCTACGGACAATGGAAGAAAGACATGTATGAGGAGTACCTAAAGACAGGTTACATGGACTCCTTCACGGGTTTCAAATACATTGGCAACTTCCGACGCAATCAAGTCATCAACTTTCCTGTACAGGGTTCCGCTTTCCATTGCCTACTCTGGTCTGTCATCCAATTAGAAAAGATGCTCAGGAAGGGGTGGAAGTCACGCCTGATCGGACAAATCCACGACTCTGTGATTGCAGAAGTACACAAAGATGAGCTGCAAGACTTCCTCGGGAAGTCGATGAAGATTATGTGCAAAGACACAATGAAACATTACGAAGACTGGTTAATTGTCCCACTCGAAGTTGAAGCTGAGGTCTCCCCTGTAGGTAGATCGTGGTACGACAAAAAAGAGTATAAAATTGCCTTTTAATAAACACTTGGAATTACTATGAGTTATTACAGCAAAGACATGGATTTCATCTTCATCCACACACCCAAATGTGCTGGCACTTCAATGGAGGCAATGAAATGGATTCAGCGGGGCGGTCACACAAACTACCGAGCCGTGTTGCAAGAGAAGGATGTCAACAAAGACGCCTTCGCTTTTGCATTCGTAAGAAACCCGTATGACCGGATGGTCAGTCTCTTTCATGCGGCAAAGGGAAACTCAATCGCTTGGCCTAAAGTGCCGGACACTTTTCCAGAGTACATCCAGATGATCTGGGAAGAGGGAAGGTATGTTGTCCCTCATGAGCACACAATGGCTCATTTCTTAGTGGATGTTGAGTGCAACGTCGGGATGGACTTTGTGGGGCGATACGAGAACTTGCAAGAGGACTGGAAGAAAGTTTGCGAGATCATCGAGGCCCCTAAAGAGGACTGGGAGCTTCCTTGGAAAAACAAAACTGAACACAAAGATTGGACTGAGTTTTTGGATGACGATTCTATTGACCATATCAATGAGATGTTCCATGTCGATTTTCTCTTGTTCGGGTACGATAAGTTATGATGGACGATATAGAAGAGTGCAGACAACAAATCATAAACCTGAAGGAAGAGGAAATCATTCTGAGAGGAGTTGTGACCTGCAAGGTCAGGGTCTTAGTCCTCCCCTCTTCTCTTAGACTTCTCCAGATCCGAAGTGAAGTTGAAATCCTCCAGAGACGAATCCAATATTCTCAAAATGATAACAGGAGTTCACGTTGAAAACTGAAAGCAATGAACTTTATAAGAAGTATCGACCCAGCACTCTTTCCGAAGTCGTCGGGAACTCATCCGTGATCGGAGTCCTGTCAGGATTCTTCGAGAAAGAGAACGTCCCCCAGTTCCTCATGTTCACAGGACCGTCCGGTTGTGGCAAGACGACTCTCGCTCGCGTTGTGAAGGATGCTCTGGGTTGCAAGGGGACCGATTATCAAGAAATCGACGCTTCCAGCGATAATGGGATCAACATGGTCCGCAAGATACGTCCTGTCGCTTCGAGTCTGCCTCTTCACGGTGAATCGAGGGTCTTTATCATTGACGAGGCCCATGAGATGACCAAACAGGCTCAGAACGCCGCTCTGAAGCTGCTGGAGGACACGCCAAAACAAACCTATGTTATCTTCTGTACCACGGATCCGTCAAAACTTCTGAAAACTGTCAAAACAAGGGCGACTGAGCTTAAAGTTGCCCCCCTCTCCTCAAAAGAGCTTCAGGGTCTTCTGTTAGATATTTCCAAAAAGGAAGATATTAAACTAAGCAAGGAACTTGGTAAGAAGATTCTTGAACATTCTGACGGGTCTCCTCGTCAGGCACTTGTTCATCTGAACGCAGTGCGGTATGTTGAGGACTCGAAAGATCAAATTGCAATGATAACAGGGGAGGTCAAAGGGACCAACACCTACGACTTGTGCAAATTGATCTGCAAGAAGAATGTGACATGGCCGGAGATTTGCAAAGCCTTGAAGCTGTTTCAGGGAGACCCAGAGGGTTGCCGGTTGGCAGTTCTGGGGTATTGCAAGTCAATCCTGCTGAACGGAAGCACTTGGGTTGTTCCGATTATGGAGGAGTTTGAAGAGAATCTTTATGCTAACAAGTTTTCAGGACTCTGTTTGCAATTTTACAGAGCATGGGCATCCAAGAACTAGGAAGAAAGAACATGAACGATGAGTTTAAGAACGTGGATCTCGAAACGGATTTCCAACGTCTCGATGAGCAGATTGGCAATCAGTCAAGACTCAAACAAATCTGGACAGAGCGAGAAGCTGACGCAGGTCTCGATGAGGACGAAGCAAAGGCTCGTATGGAGCAGATTCGATCCAAGCTCAGTCTTCAGATTCGGGAAGACCCGGCTAAATTCAAGCTGGACAAGATTACGGACAAAGCCGTGGAAGCTGTGGTAACAGTGAGTCCCGTTTTCAAGGAAGCTCAAAAAGCGTACTTCGAGGCTGTCCGGTACAAGCTGGCAGTCAAAGGGGTCGTATCGGCCCTATACGACCGTGGGGAGAGCCTGACAAACATGGTTAAGCTCCACGGTCAACAGTGGTTCGCAGATGTCAAACTGGACGCGAAGGACCAGCAAGTCGTCAACAAACAACGGGCGTCAAAACCTGCTGGAAAAGTCATCAAGAAAAAAAGGAGACGAAAACATTGAGTGATCCGAAGAAACACGAGAGACTGATCAAAGGGTTGGAGTTAGCCCTTTCTCTTCTAAAATCAGGGAAGAAAATTGAAGTAAAAACAACACATCACATGAATGATGGGTGGTGCAGATGGAACGGGTATTGGGAGTCCCTGTTCAATTACTGTTTTAAGGGGGATGATTTTGTGCGATTGAAAAAGGAACCGGGAAAGGTGTACGCAGTGGAGTTCTCTGATGGAACCACGACCCGTCCCACAAACATTTTGGGGGATGCCGAGTACTCTTTGGGGAAGTACAGCGACGCTGTCAGACTCATCTCATATGTCCAAGAAGATGAGGATCAGAACAATGGACAATGAATTTGTTCATCCCAGTGAATGAGCAGCACTAAGAGATTCAAATAACTAACAAACAAAAGTGAAAGAAGGATAGAAGATGCCCACAAAAGCACGACGAACTAAGAAGAAACGCAGAGCTGTATCAGCAACAGGATGGTCGGAACGTGCCGATCAACGACAATCACGACCACACTGTATTCAAATCCCATCGGGTATCCCTGAATTCGAGATCAAGGAAGCGGGAGCTTTCAATATCGACATCATCCCGTTCGAGCTGGGAACTGACAGTCAGTTCGGTGAGGAAGGGGACCTCTACTTTGAGAAGACCTACTTCACTCACCAAGGGATCGGAATCCGAATGGGGTCTTACGCTTGCTTGTCTCAGATGAACAACGAGCCGTGTCCTGTTTGCGAATACGGCTCGCAGATGCCTCGCGACACAAAAGCGGAGAAGGACCTCGCTAACAAGATGTTCCCCAAACACCGCCAGTTGTGGATCGTATGGGACCACAACGACCGCAAAGCCGGTCCAAAGATCTGGGATGTCTCCTATCACTTGTTCGGGAAAGCTCTGAAAGCTAAACTCGAAATCGCTGAGGAAGACGATGACTGGGACATCTTCCACGACCCAGAAGACGGTATGACTCTGCGATGCCTCGCGGAAGAAAAAACCTTTATGGGAAGAACCTTCTACACTGTCGATACTCTCGATTTCAAACCACGGAAACACGCGATTCCAGAACGGTTCTTGGATCATGGCATCGACCTCGACTCCTGTATCCAGATGACGGGGTACGACGAGCTGAAAGACCTCCTTTCAGCAGCTCCACCTTCTTTGGACGACAAGAAATCCAAGAAGAAACAGGAGGATGATGTAGACGAAGGAACGGAAGCCGCAGACGAATGGGATGAAGACGAAGAAGATGAGAAACCCAAACAACGTCGTCGCCGAAAGCCGAGTGAACGTCCCAAGAAACGGAGTCGTCGCAAGCCTGTGGAGGATGTCGATCTGGATGACACTCCCTTTGATGACGAGGAAGAGTGGGACAAAGAACCGAAGAAAAGCACCACAGAGAAACGTCGACGACGTAGTCGATAACAGACTGGATCCGGTCTGGAACTAAAGTGAGAATTCTCAATAGGAGATTTTGCAATGTCGAGTGTCCGTACTGTCACCTTGGGTGACTTGGTGGGGGAAAGTTCCCTCACTGAAAAACAGGGGGAGAAATTCCTCAATGGTCTCAACCCTGACTCAATTGTCATGCTCGTCGAAGAGGGGGAACCCGAAGTCGAAGAAGATGAAGTTGAGTATGAAGAAGAAGAAGTCGAAGAAGTCGAAGAAGTCGAAGAAGTCGAAGAAGAAGAGTTCGAGGACGATGTACTCGAAGAAGACGAAGACTATGAAGATGATGAAGACTTTGAAGATGATCTCGAAGATGATCTCGAAGATGATCTCGAAGATGATCTCGAAGAAGACGACGAGCCTCCCTTCGAGGAAGACGAAGAAGAGTTCGGCGAGGAAGACGATGACTGGGAAGACGACGACGATGACGAGGAGTGGGAAGAGTAAGCCGACGACTCTATGATACTCTGAGTTTGAACGCCTCAAACCTCAAGCAGCGGGGCCTAAAAACCTCGCTGCTTTTTTATTGAAAGAACATGATGGCGAAGAATAAAGCTACCAAAAAGAAACCCACAGCCGATCAATTGGAAAAGGAAGTGGTCAGCAGACGGACAAAGTATTCGGAACAGGAACGAGAAAACAAAAGGCTGACAGACAAGGATTTCGTCAGCACAGGAGTCACCCGCCTGAACCTCGCATTGACGAACAACAAAGACAGAGGTCTCGCAAAAGGACGATATTACATGTTCGTCGGAGACTCCGACACAGGGAAGTCCTTTGTACTACTCGGAGTGCTCGCTGAGGCCGCGAACGATGTGAACTTCAAAGACTACCGGCTGATCTACGACGATGTCGAGGGAGGGGCCTTGATGGACCTCTCAGAATACTTCGGAGAAAACCTCGCTTCTAAGATGGAACTCCCTCATGAGGACTTCAACGGGAACCCTTGCAGCTCTGAGACAATCGAAGACTTTTACGATGGTCTGGAATATGCTGATCAGATCGCTGTTGAGGAGGGGAAACCTTTCATTTACATCCTCGACTCTATGGACGCTCTGAGATCGGAACAAGCCGACAAGCAAGATGCTGAGAATCAGAAGATGCGAGTTGCTGGAAAAGACTCGAAAGGCTCCTACGGTGACGGGAAAGCGAAGTACAACAGCCAGCACCTTCGCAAAGCTGTACACAAGCTCCAAGCCACTGGGTCCATCCTGATCATTGTCTGCCAATCTCGCGACGATCTCAAGAGCATGTTCTCTCCGGGGACACATTCAGGGGGCCGGGCCTTGAAGTTCTTTGCGACGACTCAGATCTGGACGAAGCAGATCAAGACTCTCGCGAAGACGGTTCGAGGGACAAAACGGAAGATAGGGATTACCCCTAAGTTCAACATCACAAAGAACCGATTCACAGGACTGAAACACGAGATATCCTTTCCGATATACTATTCCTATGGGGTGGATGACACCCGGTCCTGTATCGAATACCTCTGTGCAGAGAAGGAATTCAAGAAATCAGGGGGAACTATCAAGTGTGTCGGGTTTGATTTCTCGGGAACCGTCGATAAATGTATAGACTTCTTCGAGGAAGACCCGAAGAGATTGGATCAACTGAAAGACCTCTGCCAAAAAGTGTGGGACGACATCATTGATTCATTACGTTTAGACCGACCAAAGAAATACAAATAGGAGAACAAAGTGGTAGAACCTCACGAAATTGATCAATCTGGTGCGGCCCTTGGGGACTTCTACGGGACCATCGCTTCTCGGATGTGGAATTACCTCGTCGATGAGGGTGTTCCTCACAGCGACGCTACTCAGATCGTGTCTCAATGGGTGTCTTCAACTGCCCTCACGTTAGGAATGAGGTGAGTCACAATTGAGTAAACCAAGTCTATTCATCGACGGAAACTACATGTCCTACTGGTCCTTCTATCAGATCAGGACAGGTCGGGAGAGTCCAAAAGTCGAGCCTGTGTTCATGTCCCGGTTCCTGTCGAATCTGAGAGACATCACCCTGAAGTACCCTACGAACAAGATCGCTTTTTGTTTCGATAGTCGTAGGAATCTTCGGAAGAAATCTCTGTCTGAATACAAAGGTGGACGGGAGAAAAACGAGGAGAGAGCGAACCTCTACAAGATGATCAATCGTCTACGAAAGAAGTGGTTGCCTGAACTCGGATTCAATAACGTCTTCATTCAAAAAGGATACGAAGCTGACGACATCATTGCGTCGTTGACAGAGCTTGTTCCGGGGAACACCAAAGGTGTCATTGTTTCGTCGGATCACGACCTGTATCAGCTTCTCAGACGCAACGTCGTGATGTACATGCCCAAGGATCGGAAAGAGTACACAGTTGAGGACTTCAAAGAAGAGTGGGGTGTCGACCCTGCGATGTGGAGCACAGTGAAGTCTCTTGCTGGGTGTGACTCGGATAACATTCCCGGTATCGACGGGGTCGGAGAGAAAACAGCCTGTGACTGGGTGAACAACAAAATCCCAAAACATCACAAGAATTATCAGAAAATACTTGACAACTGCGGAATTGTCAAAAAGAACATGCCTTTAGTAAATCTCCCGTTCGAGGGAACCATCACTCCTCGGCTCGTGAGGAACAAATGTACACTTCGGAACTGGGGCAAAGTGTGTCAGGAATTAGGACTAACAGAGATACTGTCTACACCCCCTACGAACTTTCAAAAACCAAGGAATAAGTGAAATGACTGAATACCCACGGAACAAACCCTGTCTCTGTGGTTCAGATGCGAAGTTCAAAAAATGCTGCGGTTCCCCTGACACACAAAGACAGATACGGGATGTTCACTTATCCGAGGCTCAGAGCGTCCTCGACCGGGCGAAGCTCCAAGAGATCAATGAAGCCGAAGCAATCAACGATTGGGTCACTTCAAGAGTTCATGAGAAACGGAAGTTCGTCGCAGGTTTTCTGATAGTGATGATCGTCGTGACTGTTGTCATCTCCTTCCTCACAGTGGGTGCGGCTCAATGAAGATCGATTCATGGATCCTGTCTCAGTGGTTTCTGAGAGTTTCTATTTTCTTTTCTGTTTACGGAGTGTGATATGATCACAAATGCAATAGTGACGGACACAGCAGAGGCTCTAACCTTTGTGCTGACAGTTTCTCTGATCGGGATTGTGTACGGGTTTGTGGTATCCCTCATATTCTTAAAACTTATGGGAATCAAAGGGGGTCGCGATTGCAAAACCAAAGAACGAGAGCAACGCCGATGATTCGCAAAGTGCTGATAAAGAACTTTCAGAGGCAAACGAAAGGACTCTTGAAGTTCAAAAAGGGATTGAACACAATTGTCGGGGAATCCGACATCGGGAAGAGTTCAGTTCTCCGGGCAATCAAATGGACTCTGAGAAACACCCCACAGGGAAATGATTTCATCACTCGGGGAGAAGAGGTCTGTGAAGTCAAACTAAAGTTTGGCAATCACACTATCTCTCGTCGGAAAAGCACGAAGAAGCTAAACGAGTACCAGATCGATGATCAGGAGCCGTTCGTTTCTTTTGGACGAAGCGGGGTTCCCGAAGAGATCGAAGCACTCACGCAGGTCAATGATCTCAACTTCCAAGATCAGCATAATGCTCTTTTCTGGTTCGATCTGTCCGCTTCCGATGTGAGCAAGGAGATCAACAAGCTAGTCGATCTGGAACAGGCTGATTCCGTCATATCTGACAGCCGTAAGAAGATCAGAGAAAACACTGCTGTCATCAAAGCGGACAAGGCAAGTATCGCAGAAGCAGAGGAGGAACTTAAAGAGTCTGAGGGAATCGAAGAATTGTTCACACACGTCTCGAAGACGAGGTCCCTTATCGATAAATTAGAAGATTTGTACTTGGACATCGAGGACCTTGATGAACTGATAGAAGAGACACTCGAATGCGAAAAAACTATTGAAGGTCTAGGTGATGTGATCGAGAGTGTCGAAGTCCCTGATATCTCGTCCTACTCTTCTGCGAGAAAGAAGCATCTCGAAATCCTGACAATCATTGAGCAGATCGACCGTATCGTGATCCCGGAGGACCCTTCCTCTGTGCAGCTACCTCATGGGGAATTTACAGATCTTCAGAAACACCAAGGAAGCATAGAAGCTCTGTATCGAACAATCCAAGCAGTCGTGGATTGTGAATTCATGATCAGGACCCACAACGATGAACTAGACGATCTCTCGTCCGAACTCAAAGAACTTCAAGAAAAAAGAAAGGTATGTCCAACATGCCAGCGACCCCTTTAGGGATCTTCGTATCTGACATCCACTTATCTGACAAGGCCCCTCTCGCAAGGCGTGGGGAGACTTGTTGGTTCTCAGCGATGTCTCGTCAGTTGAAGCAGCTCAAGAAGCTACAGGCTCAACTGGGATGCAAGGTCTTCATCTGTGGAGACGTGTTTGATCGATGGAACCCCAGTCCTCATCTAATCAGTTTTGCGATTGATCAACTTCCTCCGAAAACAGTGGCGATCCCCGGTCAGCACGATCTCCCAAATCACCGATACGATCTGCGTCATAAAGCGGCCTACGGGGTTCTGGAGAAGTCGAATGTGATTCGCAATCTGGGTTCGGGTAGGATGGCTTTTGGGTACAAAATGAAACAACGAGGGAGAGGTTCCGCTGTCGTCCGGGGGTTCCCTTGGAACTCAAAGTTGAAAAAATGGGACGAGCCGGGTTACAACTTCAGAGTTGCTATCGTGCATGGTTACTGCTGGCTGGAAGGCCACAGTTTCCCCGGAGTCAGCGACGAGGAACATGCCACAGCGTACCAGAATAAACTTCAGGGATTTGACGTTGCTTTCTTTGGAGATAACCACTCCCCTTTCGATCTGGAAAGCCCGGTCTCGGGGGATCCTACAATCGTGAACATCGGGTCCTTCTACCGTAGACACTCGAACGAGGTCGATCACGAGCCAAGAGCTGTCATATTATACGACAATGGGACGTTGGAGAATAACTTCTTCGACACATCCCAAGATGTCTTCTTGGAAAAGGAAGAGGCTCTGGCCTCAGCAGAGAACAACGAGAAGGACTTCGAGGAAGTCATGGATGTTCTGAAGAATGCGATGTCAGAGGCCGGTCGACTCTCCATGAATACTGTTTTGAAACAGGTCATGGATAAAGCAAAGACAAAGAAACAAGTTCGAGATATTATCTGGGAGATGGTTGATAATGCCTGAAGCGAAATACATTCCCGGAAAGGAAGAGATCCAGTTGAGAGCTTCTTCCGTCCACGCTATATTCGTCCTCATGAAAAACGAACCTATGAAAAAGGTGGAGTTCGTTTCCGATCTCGTGATCGAGCATCAACTGATCAGCATCACGGACGCCTGTGATCTGTTATCATTCGGAGAACTGTGCGATAAGACATACGAGGCTTTTGAAACAATCACAGGAATGAAATTGGGGGGACCATGAGCATTGAACAAGAGATCAAGAAACTCGAAAAGAAAATAGGAGAGATCCAGACAAAAAGGGATCGAGCAGTCGGGAGTCTGGAGAATTACAAGAAAGAACTGAAAGAAAAGTTCGACTGTGATACTGTGCGAACGGCCCGAGAACTCCTAGAAGAGTACAAAACCAAGGAAGAGAAGATGGAAAAATCCATCCGAGCCAAGATCAAGAAAGCAAAGGAGCAACTCGATGAGATTGGACAGCCTGCTGAATGAGTTCGAGGAAATTGAACAAGAAGTCTCAGAGACGCACAAGAGCCACATGGAGGTCCAAAACCACAAGGATCGGCTTGTTTTGCGTCTGGAGTCTCTGGAAAGTAATCATATCCACTGTTTGGAGGCACACGATGTGCTGAGAACCTCTGTAGAGGTCATGCAGACACAAGTCCATCACTTTCTGGGGAAGCTCGTTACACGCTGTCTGAGGTCCGTTCTCGACGATCCATACGAATTTGATATTGTGTTCAAGAACAAGAGAAATTCGACCGAAGCTCTTCTGACTTTCAAAAGAGACGGGGTTGTTCTGGAAGACCCGAAAGCAAGCGTTGGTGGAGGGGTCCTCGACCTTGCCTCGTTCGCATTGAGGGTGGGGGCTATCTGCCTGTCCGGGAACTCTCGCGTCATCGTGATGGATGAGGGGTTCCGTTTTGTATCAGAGAAGTACAGAGAACCCGTCAGACAATTCATGGAGAAACTGTCTGACGAGCTGGACTTTCAGTTTATTCAGGTGACTCACTCAGAGGAGCTTGTGAGCGGAAGAATACACCGTTTAGGTTAAATCCTCATAGACGACTTCACTTGCTACTTTATATTCCATCTCCAAGAGCATTTGAAGATAGTGAATAGCTTTCTTGATGTCCATCTCCCCCTCGCCTTTCAAGTGGTGGCGACTGATGTGTTTGATGGCGAACGACTCACAGGCGTTGAGGTTGTTTGCCTGTACATACTCGATGGGTTGTATGGCTGTCTTCTTGTAATGATCGCCATCGTGCTGTTCATTCAATGAACTCATGCTGTTGCCTTAAACTAAAGGAATGTTATTCCAACATTTGTCAACCACGCCGGTCAACACTTTGTAAGCCTCCTCGTCGATATGAGGAGTAATGTCGGATTGATGTTCTGATTTGTACTCCGAGAGGTTGTCATAGAACTTGGAATAGTTGCTTCCTGCTCCCGAAGCATTCCAGTGACCGTTGCCCCAGCGATAAGCGTAGGAGGGGCCGAAAGGTTCGACTGGTTGAATACTATAAGAATCAGATTCTCTGATAAACCTCCCACGGGTTTCTTGGTCGAATGAAAGTTGGTCCGTTTGGACATAACCCCCGACCTTGTCCCACATCTCTTTTGAGTAACCCCAAGAGGCATGGAACCTTCCCTCCGCTTTCTCTCTTTGCACTTCTCCTGTTCGACCCTTTCCGTATGTGGAAAAGATCTGTTCCGTTGCGAGGAAGTGATTCCCGGATTTGTAAGACTCGACCAGCAGATCGATGTGATGGGGGAAGTAGATGTCGTCGTCTTCGATGACAACGAACAGGTCTGTCCGAGGGTCTGCGAGAGAAGCCATGTGGTTGAACTTCGCAGGGAGGTGTGGGAACCTCTCGGTCTGCGAATAGATCTTCCAAGTGTCTCGCGGCTCTGTGGCTTTCTCCCCGAACTGACCACAGTCGTCCATCACGATCAGTTGTCGTCTCCCTGGGGGATAAAGCTGGGACTCCCAACAGGCCAGAACTGTAGCCAGAAGATCGGGTCGTTTGTATGTGGGGCAGAGTCCCGTTACGAATGGATATTCTTCCATTTTCTTTCTCTCTTGCTAGAAATAAAAACCCCCGGAGAATGACTAAAAACTCCCGGGGGTCAGACCTGTCGTCCTTGTCACCCGCCTATTGAAGGGCAAACATCCTCGCGGACGCTTCTACGACGGTCCAGTGACTCGCTCTAAAACAGACAGTCCATTGTTGTGAGTGAATACTCGTTTCAAGACCCACTGTGGGTTCTTGCTGAGAAAGGCCATGATTGCTGGGACCAGTCCCACATAGGCGTAGGGGCCCTCGTACTGCTCGTCCTTGTACCCAAACGTGCTCGTGTCGTGGAGTATGATTTTCTGATCGACCTTGTCCTCATGTCGAGTCAATTCCCGATAGAGTTGATCTCCGTTGTGGAGAGTGTCAATAAACAGAATATCTGTGTGCTCAATGTCGACTTCTAATGAGTCCCCCAAAATGAACTCTCCGTATTCCCCACAGACTTCACTGATCAGATCAATCACAATCGCAGGGGGTTGCTTGATGTCGTAACCCTTGTACTGGAGAGGCCCGGCAGCGAGGAATGCCCGTGTGGACACTCCCGTCCTGATTCCCATCTCAGTGATATGGTAGACATTCGAGGGGCTTGATTGCTCATACAGGAACTCCAGATGCTGATTGATGTCACTCGGAGTGTTGACTGCGGTTTTGTACTCTTCCTCAATCCTCGACATTCTCTTCCCCTTTCTTAGGATCCACAACAGGCCACTTCGCAAGTGGACATTCAGATGATCTGATGGCTGCTTTGGCCTCGATGAAACACCCACACTCTCCGCAATTCTTGTCGTTGCGGGAAGGGCATTCGTAACAGATCGCGAGTCTGTCCTCATACTCCTCCTTTGTGGAATTCTTGAGACCGTCCCCTATGTAGTTCTTTGCCGCTTGGAACAGGTTCTTGCCTTTGGTCCCCAAACTGGGAAGCGGCTTCTTGTCCCGTTTGTCGCAGCTCAAAACGAGCAAACCGTGTTGAGTGTTGGTCTTCTCAACAACAGACCACTCTGGGTACTCCTTCATGAACTTCACGGCGTATCCCATCAGTTCAGGGTACACATTCACATCGTGAAGTACGATGTACCTCTTGAAGATGCCTTGATGCCTCATCGGACCCATGAAAGCATCCAGCTCTTTCTCATTAGAGCACTTGTCGATGAATACCAGATCAGATTTTCTGATCTTCTCAAGTTCCTTCATGTCCCCTTTTGTATAAATCTCGATCACTCGGGAATCGTCACTGTTCTCCGCGATCCTTGTCGCTTTTTGAACAACAACATTACCCCCCTCCGTATTGTAGCTTTGGATCATTTTGGCTTTGCTTGCCAACAGAGGGATGCAGGTCTCTCGTCGATCACTGAATTCCAGAACAGTCTCGCACTCATCTGCGTACTTTTTCAAGGTATCCATGTGTTCATTGAAGTCACGGGGAATCTTTTTGAGACGGTCGTGGATGTCTTGCACGGAACTGCACTCGTGGACCCATCTGTCGTCCCCATTGACTTCTCCCGTGACCGATTGGATGTGGGAGGGGTACGCAATGTGATTGATTGGGTCCTTGATCAAGTATTCCCACTGCTTCTGGGACATGTTGCCAATCTCTTCCACAAAGTGATGACGGATAGGTTCGAGGTCCCACTTCAGTTCTGAGAACTCAAGGACGTAGTTACGAACCTTGTTCCACAACGTAAGAGGGTACTTCACACCGTCTGGACGGGCGAACCTGTGAACCCAAGGAAGGAATGGAAGCAGGACTACTCGTTTGCCCTGTGCTCGATGCTTCCCATGAACATACAGTTCCTCGCCTCCGAACCCTCGGGCATGGATGTTGAATCCGGGCCAGTGTTCCTTTGCGACAAGGAACATACCCAGACCTTGTCCGGGAATGTCAAAGACCTCGTCGTCGGGGTCGCCTCCAACAGAATTACATCCTTTTTGGATCAGATACTGTTCGTGACCTTCCCACTTGTCGGCATTGAACGAGAACCCAAGCTCATCAATGCCTACGGGTGTCTTTCCATCTTTCAGATCGATCAGAACAGGTTTGGTCCCGATCTTGACAGACGAGAAGTGGAACCCATTGGGAGCTTTCCAAGCTGTCCCCCAAGTTCCCCACATCTCTGACCGCCATTGGTCATTGAAGTGTGTGGAGTAGTTCTGTAGGTTGTCGTAGAACAAGGAACCGTGCATGAAGTCCGAACAATTTGGGTTATCTTTCAGATACTTCACAAGAGTTCCCAAGGACCCCTTCGGGAACAGGACGTGACAGTCCACGGACATGATGAACTTGCCCGACCCCTCTTTGAATATTTGCTCGCGGGAAGCGGAGGTTCCCACTGCGTTTTCAAATGGAATATACCTTGCTGGGTACTTTGGGTTTCCTCCGTTTACACTGTCGATCACACCTTTCACGGCTTTTCCATGAGAGGAGTTGGGATTATTGTCGATGACAATAATCTCCACATCCTCCATGATTTCAGGGTGATGGGTTCTCAGGGACTGAATCGTAAAATAAGTCCCATGAAAGTCCGTGTGTGTCGCCATTCCGATGGTCAGTAGTGGTTCTCTCATTCTCTCTTTCTCTCCAGCTTGGTTTGTGGGTTTTTTCGATACCTTGGATAACAAGAATGGGTTTCGTGAAATCCTGTTCTTCATCAGGTGCAAAAGAAAGTCTCAGCCCTACAGTCAAGAACAGTACCATTCCTACTATTAAAAATAATTCCGTCATCCCTGTTTCCTTAATAAATCACGGTTCTTGACATGCGTCACAAGTCGATTCGCCGCAAGTCACTCCATCATAAAAACAGTAAATTGAATAGATTTCTTGACAGGCCCCGGCATCGTCCGCTTGAACACAACTGCCCACTCCTGTCGCATCACAACAGGCTCCCCCTGATGGGGCTGCTGTAGTCGTAGTTGTAGTCGTAGTCGTAGTCGTAGTCGTAGTCGTAGTCGTAGTCGTAGTCGTAGTCGTAGTCGTAGTTGCGGTCGGACAGCTATTCCCATCACACTCCGTCCCGGCCCCTTGGAAAGTACCCTCCAAGAAGTCCTCGCAAAACGATTCCAGAACCCCATCAGTACAAACTTCTGGGTCCCCGTAACAACAGGCTCCAAATTCAGGATTTTCTGTCGTTGTGGTAGTAGTTGTAGTTGGACATGACACCGTGTCACAAGTCGTGTCTGGGCCTTGGAAAGTCCCTTTCACGAAGTCATTGCAGTAACTCTCATTTACATTATCGACACAACTGGCATCAGACTGACAGCAAGCTCCATATTCTGTGGGAGCATAAGACGTGGTTGTGGGGGGTGCTCCGGTCGTGGTCGGGGCCGCTGTGGTAGTGGGAGCTACTGTGGTATTAGGGGCCTCTGTCGTAGTCGTGGTAGGGGCCACTGTCGTAGTAGGAGCTTCTGTGGTAGAGGTTGTGCAATTCGTGAAGTTACACTCCACATCATTTCCGAGGTAAGTACCTCCCGCTCCCGTACATGTTCCTGATTGCACACCATTGGAACACGCACCAGATGGGAAGCAGCAGCCCCCCGTGACGGGAGGGGCCGTGGTTGTAGTGGGAGACCCTGTCGTCGTTGTAGAAGGTGAGGATGTCGTTACCACTCCCTCGCAGGTGTTGCAGCTCTCGGGGTCACTAGAACAGCAAGAACCAGACGCCTGACAAGGGAATTCGTCACTAAATGTACAACCGTCATCCCACCCTTCTTCGCACCCGCAGTCGGCGCCGGGACACGTAGTGTCAACAGAATAGGCCCTTGCCCCGAATTCGGTTATCCACCCTCGGGCAATGCACATCCCTGTACAAGAGGGGTCGCATGTCGTAGTCGTGGTTGAGGGGTCTGCGGATGTTGAGGTTGTGGTTGTGTTCTTGACGCACCCTGTTGATGTTGAATCACAGTCACTTCCCGGAGTGATCACAGGGTCAGCGCAATCACACTCCCCGCAGTTGTCCGAGTCAATTGACCAATCCCCTCCGCTTACAATCCAATCACAGGACCCATCGCACCCCTCCCCTCCGGGGATGGGGGTAGTCGTTGTGTTGTATTCGTAACATTCTTTGATGCAGGCCGGATTCGGGACAGATGTGTCTTCTGGTTCTTGCCAACTGCACCCCGTCTCTGCGTAAGCACCGCATCCCGGTTCCCCGTTAGGACTGGTGCATACACAACCCCTCGACGGGTCGTTGCTAGAACAACCCCCTCCGGCATAGTACCATTGACCCCCTAATGTCCCAATCCACTGACAGGTTCCAACGCAGTAGGGACTAGGTGGAGGGTACACAGGGGGAGACACGCAAGGTGACGTGGCTGTGCTACACAAAGGTACACCTCCAGCCGGTGCAACACATCCACAGTTCCCGTTGCATCCATACCTTGTGAGAACAAGACCGAACGGACCATTGACCCATTCACAGTCCGTACACTCCTCTGTGGGAGCTTGGGTAGTGGTTGTGGCACAGTCACATTCCTCGTCTTCACCGGGAATTCCGGTAGTCGTGCAATCCGTGAGAGGGTTAGCTGGATTCAGAGAGCATTCCGTCCAAATACATTGACCCTCAAAGGTCCCACATGAAGTGGGATAGGAGCATCTACACGATCCGGGTTCAGGCTCGAACCCTGTCGTAGTTGTTGAGGGTTCCTCTGTTGTGGTGGGATTAGACGTGGTGGTAGTGGTCGAGGAAGGATCCCCACTCGTGGAAGTCGTAGAAGATGAGGAAGAGGTGGATGCTTCTTCAACTGGACAAGGACACTCAGTTGTGGTCGTTGTGGATGAGGTTGAGGAAGTGGATGAGGTTGAGGAAGTGGACGTAGATGAACTGGACGATCCACCTGTCGTGGTGGTCGTGGGACCCCCTGTTGTCGTCGATGGTCCGTTCCCACAGGAACCGTCACAGCAAGATTCTGACAGCAACCATTGGTTAGCCGAAGCTGACCACACAAACTTGCACTTACCCTTACATTGATTTTCAATGTAGGAGCTTGGATCCCCGGGTGTTGGCGTGTAGTTTCCCGCAGAGTCCGTATCAGGGTTCGCTGGGTTGGCTGTGGTCGCACTGTTCTTGAAAGTGGTGGTGGTCTGTGCGTCTGCTTCGTACCCTCGGAGACCCCTATCAATAACCCACTTCCCAAAGCTGTCACGGGAAATCACAAAGTATTCGTAGTCCCCTATCTCGGCAGAGGACAGATTGTACACTGTACGTCTTACCCTGTTGTCCCCTTCCATGACCGGCTCAATGGTCATGCCCGACTCGAAATCATCCACAGTTGGAACAAGTTTGAAGATACAACATCTTTTGAATCCGGGGATGTTATCTTCTTTTGGAGGGATCGTCTCCCCGCACGGGACTCTAGCGAGGTACGTTTCGGTAGCCCGGTTCTTAGGGATCTCCCCTTCAACGGGGGGGTCGTTCTGCGACCTTCGATAAGTCTTGTTGATAAGGTCTTGAATGACTCTCTTATCATTCTCATTCAAACCAATAAAGTCTGCCATTGTTTTTTATTTCGGCAAGAGAACGTATTCCACCAGAGGGGGAGTGAAAGGAACACCTTTCATGACTTTGATCTTAAACTGAGTGACATCTTTCACTGGAATAAAAAGAAAGTCTGAGGGGTGCAACTCAGAAAGCAGCTCACCCTTGAAAAACACAGCAATCATCGACTCTTCCACCTGTTTCCGTTGCTCCTCCGTAACGTTCATAGCGAACTTGGGGATCAGGTGACGGATCATGATGTACCCAAGATCCTCCGGTTTACTCCATCCGGGGTCCACGTCCACCACAGTTGATGTGATTTTCATCCTGCGTCGAACAGGTTCTGCTGAGGACGTTTTTAGAGGCTTGCTGTACACTATGGGGAATTCTTGTGGGTCCTGACCATAAGGTTGGTGATAGACCTGCATATTCACAGTCATGGCATCAGCGGAAGACTTCTGGGCTATCTCCGCAATTTCGTCCTGATTCATTTTGACGACGCCCAGTGCTTGAATCAGCTCCTCTTTGGACATGCTGCTGTCCACTTCTCCTGAATTATCCATTAAAGTACCCTTTAGGTCATGCGAGTGTAGCCGGGATTCCGAGCAACAGGAAGTTTGATTCATCATAAATCTCAGGTGTTATTATTCCGGGAGGTCCACCACTTTCACCTTCCCATACCTGTCCGTTCCCGTCAAGGAGAACATCATACATAAGTTCCCCGGTCGTTTCCTCTTCAATCGGTTTGAAATCTTTTGGATTCGTCGGGTCCCCTCCTTCTTTCAATGTCCGATTGCCCCTGTCCCAGTAAGGATGGTCAAAAGTAGTATAGTCGACTTCAAATTCATAGGAAACCACATAGTAATATGTACAAACCCCGTACAGCAAACGTCTCCATGATACGTTTGACAACTTCACAGTCCTAGCAGGAAGACCCCACATAGGAGTAGAGTTTACTGTATCAATCATGGGAGACCAAGTCCCAATCCCAAGAAACGAAACATTTTTTTCAATGGTCACGTTTGGTCTGTTGTCGTCCGTCTGTATCCCTTTAATTGGTTCGTAACTGGAGGACATGATAGGGTTCCCGTCCTTGTCCCTTAGTGTTGTCCTTTGGAACTTGGTGAACGATCCTCCGATTCGGTCTGGCTCATTCAGAGGGTTTTCAATCGTCGTGTTCTGACACCGTTTGGATGTCATCTTAGATGCGAAGTTCTGCTCTACTGTCCAAAGAGTGTTTGGTTCTCCTCTGAGAAGGGGGGTTATCTTCCAGTCAGGACGACACCATGCCCAGAGGTCTACACCGTTCCCGTACCCCCATCCGCTACCCACTGACGGGAGTCCAGATGCGTTATAGATAATGGACGGATCGTCATTGACACTGGTAGATTCCACGAGCCACTTGATCATGTACGTACGTTCACCATCCTTGTCCAAGCTCAAATCCCAGTCCATGCGTCCTATGACTGATGCACTCATACTGTTTCAAACCCCGCTTCTTGTACAACGATTGGAGGTCTTCCTGTGTTCTCTCGAATTGCTTTTAATGCTTCCGTCATCTCTGTGTTTGCGAACCCTGTTCCGGGTCCAGTGGGCAGCTCATTCTTCTTTCTTTTCCGTGGAGGAGCTTGCTTCTTCGGTTGCTGACGTCCCAATCTGGAGCTAACTTCTCCCGGCTTGAGACCTTGGGCTTTTTCATACTTAGCCACCGCACCCATGATGTGACTGTTGGAAAGCTCTCTGTAGGCTTTGTTGGCTTGCTGCATCTGGAGTTGATCCATCGCGGCAAGTTCACCTTCTGCGGAATCCGCTCGAAGAGCCTCTGTCCCCGTACTTTTGAACTTGGCAACGAAGTCTTCCCGGAACTGCTCATGAAGGTCACGCATTGCTTTCACAAAAGTCTGACCTGAGATAGCCCCCTTGTGGAACATCTCGACGAGTTTCTGGGCTCGTTCAGACGCTTTCTGACCTTCACTCTTGAACTTCTCAGTAACCGCAGCACCTTCTTTCATCAGTTTCTTATGTGCTTTCATTCCAATCAGAGCTTTGTTGTATTCCTTCATCTTGTCAATTGTTTTCTGATCGACAAGTCCAGACATCTCCGCTTTCAGGATTGCGATCTCGGCTGCGGTCTTGCCAAAGAAAGCAAGTTCCTCCAGCATGGACGCAGCGGTCTCGTCCGCAGCTTTCTGAGCGGCCTGTTGTTTCTCTAAAGCCTTGTTTGCGTCATACAGACTCAAAGCATATTCAGTGGCAGCGTCCCCGGCTTCAATCGCCGCCATTTTGTATTTGAGGAGGTCCCTCTCCGTCATGGTGAGTTCCCTTTGTTGTTGTTCCAGCGCATCTATAGTGTCCCGGACCCCCTCCTGCTGCTGTTCAAACAATTCAGGATCAACTAATCCCTTATGAGGATTCTTTCCCGATTCAGCGGCCTCCTTCATAATCTTTTCAATTTGAGCTTTTGACTTACCCTGTATCTCCAATAACCTCTCTGCGTGTTCTTGGTAGTAAGCCTCTCTCTTGAGGAGGTTCTGACGTTCCATCTCAAAATCTTCGAGGACTTTATTTCCAGCAAATCTGGAGAATGTATCGGAGACCAAACTATCAGCATATTCCTCAGCAGCTTGTCTGTTCAAACCAAGCTGCACCCTGATCCCGCTGAGATTCTTGTTGGCCATGTCTAATTCGTCATTGACCCTCTTCAGTTTCTCAACTGGGTTTTTAATTTTCTCGATCTCTTCAATTACACCTGACTGCTTCTTTTGTTCTCGATCATTCAACTTCTTGTTCAAGGCTATGGACTTCTTCAGTTCCTCGTTGTACTTCCTCATGCTAGGCCAAGCCTGTGCTCCGTAGTATCCCAAAGCTAATAACGCAGCAGCAGATGCTACAAAAGCCCACTGAGAAGCAGTGGCAGCCATCGCAACTTTGGTAAAAATCTGAAAGCCCTTTATCATGTATCCAACAGCCATGACCATCCCGCCCAGACCTTGAATGACAAGACCTGCAAGGTACACAATTGGACCCAAAGCTACTGCTGCTGCGAACAGAGTGACGATCCATTGCTGAGTGTTAGTGCTCAGGCCGTTGAACCATTTAGCCATGGCTTTCATGGCATCTATCGCTCTTTCCAAAACAGGGACAAGAGCTTCTCCGAATGACCCAGCCAATCCTTTGACTTCGTGCCAAGCCGCTGTGAGCTTGGAGCTGATTGCCTGCATTCTTCGCTCGAACACAGTCATCACGGTCCCGTTGGCATTCTCCAAAACCTCTTGGAAGTATCCCACTTCAGCGGAGAACCCAATGAGGGTCATCAGAGCTGTCACGGATCGGTCTTGGAAACCCATCATCATTAACATTGATCTTTTTTGAGCAACCTCCAGACCTTCAAAACGCCCTTCGAGCTGTTGGAGAATACTCTGCATTGACAACATGCGTCCTTCTGTGTCAAACACAGTGACATTGAACTGCTTGAATGTATCTGGAAATTTCAAAGCCGTTCTCTGTAAATCTCTCATTACGATGCTCAATTTCTCGCCTGCGAGTTCCCCCTTGATTCCCTGTTCAGCGAATGCTGCGAGGACTGCGACACCTTCTTCAATTGATTTGTTAGCCAAACGTAGAGCTGCCGCTGCTTTGGATGTTAAGGCTTTTGCGAATTGGCGAGTGGATGCGTCGGCTAGTGTATTGGCTTTCACTAACACGTCAGCGACTCTCGTCATGTTTTCAAGCTGTTCCGCTGCCGTTCCTGTTTTCATTCCAAGAGCGGCCATTGCGTCAGTCAAAAGACTGACAGCTTCACCCATCTCGAAATTAGCAGCAGTCGCAAACTTCGCAGTGAATCCCAAATGCTCCATTGACTCACGGGCAGTGAATCCTGCCGAGCCCAAGAAGAAGTAAGACTCAGCTACCTCGGCTGGTGCAATCAAAGTATCCCCTGAAACAGCAAGAGCCAGAGCCGCCATCTCCTTCTGCATCTTGGGTCCGACATCCAGCATGATCGCTGTCGATTTGGACATTGCCTCATCGAACTGGAGGAACGTGCGTGTGACCGCAGCTCCCAGCATCAGGAGGGGAACCGATACGAACCATATAAGTTCCCGGCCTTGTCGCTTTATGGCCCCACCGAAAGACGTAACAGACGCTGCCATCTTCATGATCTTGCCTGTTACCGTGGGTGCTTCCTTTCTCAATCTCGACAATGACCTATTGTACTGTTCTTGACTGATCGTGTTTGAATCCACGAGTCGTTTGAGTGCTCTGAGTTTCTCAGTGTATTGCTGGGTTTCGTTTTGAACGTCTTCCAGCAAATAGGATGTGCGACTCAGATCCGACTCCATCCCATCGTATGAGTTCATGATCTTTCTGATCTGTCCATTCAGAGTAGACAGAGCGTGACCGTACTCAATAGGCCCCATGTTCCCAGCAAGGAACTGGGCTTTGACCTGCTTCAATTCAGCTTGGAGTGCATTCAGAGGTGTTTGCCATTTGTGCTGTAACCTCTTGCCCTCCTCAGCGAATCTTTTGGCAGCAATCGCACTCTCATCAAATTCCTGCTTGAGCTGATCAAACGCTTTCGCGTAAGTCTTCGCACTGATCAGACCCTTCCTCAGCATAGCGTTTAGGTCTGCCTGTGCTCTGGCCCACTGCATCGACTTCGAGCGGGTCCCCTCGATAACTTTATTAGCTTGGAGAGCGAGCCGTTGTGCTCTCTTGCTGTTGCCCATCCAAGACTGCGTTGCTTTTTTGGACTGAGCGTCCGCTTCAGCTTGGGTAATGATATTGCGTTGAAGCTGACGATTGATCCTTGTCAATTCAGCATCGTAAGTCGCACTTGCATTGGCGACCTGTTTGACTTCCTTCTGTGCGACCCTCATCTGAGTGTTCAGGTTCGCTACAGACCTTTCAACCTTCCCGACCGCTTTATCGAGCATCTGTTCGATAACGGCTGTGTGCTCAATGGTGGCCTGCTGGGTCCGCTTCAATTCAGCATTATACTGCTTCATATCCGCAGTCAAGCGAACGACGAGTTCCTGAATGTTTACTTCTTCAGCCATTACGACTTATCCCAGCAAAACCACACCAAGCTGATTTCGACCTGCTAATCTTTTGATCTTTTGATAAATGATCGGGGTATTTGTGTCTCTTACTTTCCCCTTTCTCAAATCGGACCAAGTAATCTTTATCCTGCACTTTTCCGCTTTTCTTCGGGTCCCCCAGGTATCTGGGGAATTGGGCAGCTATCTGTGACAAGTAGTAATCGAACTTGTCGTGTTCGTCCTTCTTGATTTCCAGATAAGCTACCCAATCGATGAACTCCGAAGATGATAATTCGTGCTGTGCTCGGAGAACGGACATCCCCAACTCAGATGCTACTCTGAACCAGAGGAGTCGTTCTCCTGTGAGTTTCCCTTTGCTTCCTCCACCGCATCGTCTTCCAGTCCGTTCATCTTCTTACAGGCGTCTTGCAAGGCTTCCACAGCGGAGGAGGGGAATGCTTGAATCTCATCCACCGAGTAAGGTTCTGTGATTCTTCCGTCCGAATCGACGTGCCACAGGCATTCAGAGACCAGCAAGGCCAGAAGACCTTCAATCTTGGTCACTTCACGTGCTCCGTCTTTCGTTCCCTTGGTTGCTCGCGTGTGTCGGTCACGGAGCGTCTGGATGTAATGGTCACGTTTCTTGCCTGACAATTGGATCAGAGATGCTCGGGTTGTGGACCCGTCCTCGTTTTCAAATCGAACAGGACGTTTTTCCAATGATGTCTTAAAGACCAATTCTTCTTGCGACATGTGTACTCTCTTTCTTCTCGCTTAGGGTTAATAAAAGCAGAGGGACACGAGGCCCCTCTGCGAATCTCATGATGTTTCCGAAACCAAGATCAAGTCGTAGTAGTCGGACTGAATGTTGGAGGAGTCTCGACCCCCGAGTCATTCTGGTTTGAACAGATAATTGTGACTTCCGCTTCAGGCTGTTCACCTTCGACGATTTCTCCGGGAGCGAAGTTGTCGACCCAGCCGTAGAAAGCCAAAGTTTCACCATCCGGGAAGTTGACTGTGACCAACTGGTTATTGTTGATCATACCCACGATGTCGTCATAGACTTCAGGGTCGTAAGCAGCAGTCATTGACATCTCGCCCAGCGTCTTGAGCTTTTTGGGAGCACGAGTACGCCAAGTGGTGTTCAACATCGTTGTGGTGTCGTTAGCACCCCCACCTTCAATAGAAGGAGGAGTCACACCTTTTTCGTAAAATTTCACGGTTGGATTGTCCGCGAATGTAATTGTTGTCGAAAAACCATCGTCTACGCGATTCATGGTTTCAATCCTCTTCTAATTTAACTTGCATGTTGATTGTAAAATTGTGCCTTTGACGGTTATCAGGGTCCATGCCAACGTGCATCACTGAACCCCTCACAATTGATGTAATCTTGTAGACGCTCCCGCCAATAGTGACAGGAACGTCTCTGTTGGTTGCGTCCAGCTTGTCCGCGATGGCTTTCGATTTAGTGTGTCCACCGGGAAAATCCAAGGAACGTACCCGCACTTGGACTCCGTGACTTTCTATCACCTCTTTCGTACCAGACAGTATTCGTCCCTGCCGTTTGCCGGGAGTAGGCATCACGCCCACAGCCCGGTCGGGGGTGGTGTCATCGTCGGGGATGATCCCAACAAACCCCATCCAGTCTGTGCTATTATTGCTTACTACTACACTTGCGTCCAGAAGAAGTTGGTAAATGACCTGAGCGGGGGAATGGGTTGGCTGTGTCATATCACTGATCTCCTCGGACTATTCTTCTGATTTGAGATTGATTTTCCCGGAAAGGTCGTTCCAGATACTTCCAAGAAGTGGGCGGTTTATGGTAATATTCAGCGATCTCATGGACGTAAATCGCGTAGTCCACAGTAGATCCGTATCCTACCCCTGAACTGATCGTGTTTTTTGTGCTCCTCAATGGCAGGATACGGCCTGATCTCTTCAGAGCTGTTGTGTCCACCGGGACGATCTCTTGAGTTTTCCGATAAAGCAGAGCTGACGCTCGGAGTAAGTTAGCTCTGAGTTGGAGTCTCTGACGTTTGGAACTGCTCTGGAAAAACACAGAGATTTTCTCTTTACCTATGATTCTTACTTTTTTTCCCTTTTTAGGCATTGGCGTACCTCAACACCCTGTCTGCCTGTCCTCGGAGATTTGAAATCTCACCATATTTCTTGACTCGGACAGCATCTTTGATAACCCTCGGATCGGTTTCTCCGGCAATCTCGGAGAGAGACCCGAGGTACAGGTAATCCCCGACCTCGATGGGTCGCTCGACGTAGACCTTTGCTTTGGATGTGAAAGTCTCATATCGAGGCATCACAACTTTCATTCGCTTCCACTCCCATCTGCATGTGATCTCGACGGGGGCCTCGAACACGGGTGCTCCGAACTCATCAGTTCCCGTCATCTTCCACCAGACACAGACTTGCTGCCTCATCCGGTTGACGATCCCTCCTGTTCCCGGAACAAAGGAGTCCACAGACCCCACAGAGACG